CGCACGCAAAGATTATTTCCTCTTAAATGCTTAACTAAGCCGTTAAATACCCATGAAAAAGCTCACCGATAAGCAGAAAGCATTTGTCGAAGGCCGCGCGCAGGGGCTCGGCACGAAAGACGCTGCAATTCATGCTGGGTATTCGGCGACGACCGCTCATGTAATAGGGTCAACGCTCGCTGGACGCGCTGACATCAAATCCGCGATTCGTGCAGCGAAGAAAAATGCGGGCGTGGTCAACGAACCCGAAACGGACGACAAGCCCAAGCTCAAGGCGAGCTACAAAGACTCGTTGGAGTTCTTCAAGGACGCGATGAACAACCCGCGCCTGGCCGACGGCGTTCGATTCGAAGCGGCGAAGCAACTGCTGCCGTATGAACACGCGCGCGTCGCCGAGAAGGGCAAGAAAGAATCCAAGAAAGATGATGCCGTGAAAGTAGCAGCGGGCCAGACCGGCACGCCGTTCCGAACCAAGGCACCGCCGAAACTGCGTGCTGTCAAATAACCAGGGGATCGAGATGCAATACATAAAGCAGGGTGACACCATTCCGATCACGGGGCAGATCACCGTTACCGATGGCGATAGCGACATCACCAACGCACAGAACTTCGCTGAGTGGTCTGTCAACTGCCGCGCACAGACTGCCAATTGGGGAGCTGACGTTCCGATCACGGTGGAAGCGGACGGATCATTCAGCGGCGAACTGCCGTCATCGGAAACCGCGCTCATCCCTGACGGCTCGCGCGTGGAGTTCGATCTGCGCATTCGCGATCCCGATGGCACTGTAACGTCGTCGCCGAACTTTGCGGTGCGCATAATTGCGCCGGTCGCGGGAGTGCCGACATGAAGCGCATCCATGTTTCCTTCCTGATCGGCGCGGGCTTCGCTGAGTTCTCGACGCCCGATTCGCAAGCAGTAGTGGTGACACTTTTGCGCGGCGCGCGTGGCCCTGCTGGTGCTGCATCGACGGTGCCTGGCCCTGCAGGTGCGACTGGCCCTGCAGGTGCGACCGGAGCTACCGGCGCAACGGGTGCCACGGGCGCACAAGGCCCTGCAGGCCCGACCGGCCCAGCGGGCGCACAAGGCGTCGCAGGCCCGACCGGCCCCACGGGTGCTGCCGGTGCCGCGTCAACGGTTCCTGGCCCCGCCGGTGCGACCGGAGCCACGGGTGCGACGGGTGCGCAAGGCCCCATCGGTTTGACCGGCCCTGCAGGCCCCACTGGCGCGACCGGCCCGACCGGCCCAGCGGGCGCACAAGGCGTCGCAGGCCCGACCGGCCCCACGGGTGCTGCCGGTGCTGATTCGACCGTTCCTGGCCCCACTGGTGCGACCGGAGCTACAGGCGCAACGGGTGCCACGGGCGCGCAAGGCCCCATTGGTTTGACTGGCCCACAGGGCGACCCTGGCCCGGTCGGGCCAACTGGCTCGTCTGCTATGCTTCAAGCAGTGCTGACGATTCCCTATGACACTTTTCGTTACAAGCGAGTCGATCTCGCTGCACCTGGTGTCACTGCTGCCACAAAAGTTATGGCGCAGTTCGCTCCACTCAATAGCGAAGATGAAACTGAGGCTGAAGACTTAGAAGGTTTCAGCCTTTTTGTTGCACCGTCCGAAGGCATCCTGACGTTTTACTTTTCTGCGCCCGGCCCGTTCGGCGGAAACTTTCGTGTCAACTATATGATTGGAGATTAGTGTTATGAGCATCCTTCGAAATCTCATGGCGGCTGTCGTTCCCGTTCGCGAACGTCGCGAATCAAGCGGCGTGCTGGCGGCGCTGAATGCGGAGCTGGTACATGATGTCAACGGCTGTTCTTCTGCCGTAGTCCACTTGGCAGGTGGCGGCGCGACGTTGAACGCCACGGTCGAAATCTCCGGCTCGCCGGATGGCACGAATTACTACCCGTTGCTCTACTACCCCTTTGCAGGCAGCGGCGGTACGTTGCCGACGTTCTCGCAGCCGATGGTCGCAGAAGTGTTCAACGCCGCGAGCATCCTGCGTGCCTACAGCGTTGCGTGCGGCGGCTTGCGCAAGTTGCGCGTGCGCATCACTGCGTTCACTGCTGGTGCTGCAACGGTTGTAATCAACAGCGAGGACACCGTTTCGCTGCATCCGAATGTTCTGGCGCAAAAAGCATCGACGCTCATGGTCACTGCCACGGGCGCGGCAAGTGCTGCCGTCACTGCCACGCTTCCTGCGGTCGCTGGTCTGCGGCATTACATCGACTTCATTCGCGTTCGTCGATCCGCGTCGGTTCTTCTGACTGCTGGCGCCGCTCCAACCGTAGTGACTACGACGAATCTTCCCGGCTCGCCCGCGATGACGTTCGGCGCGGACGCTGCAGCGCAAGGCGTGGACAAAGACGAAGTTCTCGACTTCGGTTCCAGCGGACTTGCCGCTTCGGCGATCAATACCGCAACTACCGTTGTTGCGCCGGTCACAACTGGTGCGATCTGGCGAATCATCGTCGCCTATCGTCTCGGCCTGTAACCGCCGCGATGGGAATGTCGCTAGATTGGTCAACGGCGGTGCCAGATTGGCAGCAACGCATCGTCGCGCGCATGACTTTGGTGGCAATCGAGCCGCTATTTCCCGCCGAAGCGAAGGAAGCACTCGAAGTATTCGATGCGCTACGCATCGTTGACGCTCCGAATTCTCCTCGCTTCGGCGAGGTTTCTCGTTCCTGGGTGCGTGATTTTGTCGCTGCAATCTTCGGTTCTTACGATCCTGACACTGGTATTCGGCACATTACCGAGTATTTTCTGCTGATTTCGAAGAAAAACAGCAAGTCAACGCTCGCTGCAGGCATCATGTTGACCGCTTTGATCCTAAATTGGCGTCAATCGGCAGAATTCATCATTTTGTCGCCGACAATCGAGATCGCGCAAAATTCCTTCAAGCCTGCAGCTGACATGATCCGCGCCGACGAAGATTTGTCGGCGTTGTTCTTGGTGCAAGACCACATTCGCACGATCACGCACCTGGAGACGGGTGCAACGCTAAAAGTGGTCGCGGCATCGAGCGAAACGGTGTCAGGTAAGAAAGCAGTCGGCGTTTTGGTCGATGAATTGTGGTTGCTAGGCACGAATATCCACGCCGAGAACATGCTGCGCGAAGCAATCGGTGGTTTGGCGTCACGTCCCGAAGGCTTCGTGATCTATCTGACGACGCAATCTGACGAGCCGCCGGCGGGCGTGTTCAAGGCAAAACTCGACTATGCGCGCGATGTGCGAGACGGAATCATCTCGGATCGTGCATTCTTGCCACTCATCTACGAGTTCCCCATCGAGATGATCGAACAGAAGTTGCATTTGCTTCCCGAAAACTTCTACGTCACCAACCCGAACATCACCGATCCGTCTAATCCGTCTGCTGGCGGTTCTGTCAGCGCGACGTTCCTCGAACGCGAATTGAAAAAAGCGCAAATGCAATCCAACGCCGAAGAGGCGGTGCGCGGTTTTCTTGCGAAGCATTTGAACGTCGAAATCGGCATGAACTTGCGGTCAGATCGTTGGCCCGGTGCCGATTTTTGGGAAGAGGCGGAAAGCGCCACGCCGGTCACGCTGGACACCCTGCTTGCGCAATGCGAGGTAATCACGGTCGGGGTCGATGGTGGCGGCCTGGACGATCTTTTGGGGGTCGCAGCGGTCGGGCGGCACAAGAAAACGCGTCAATGGCTGGCCACTACGCACGCCTGGGCGCATCCATCGGTTCTGGAACGCCGCATGGAGATCGCGCCGCGTTTAAAGGACTTTGCTGCAGCTAAGGAGTTGACACTTTCCAAGTTTATCGGCGAAGACGTTGAACAGCTGGCGCAATGGGTGCTGCGAATCGAGCGGGCCGGGTTGCTCGACAAAATTGGCGTCGATCCGAACCTGATCGGGGCCGTTTTGGACGCCTTGTTGCAAGCCGGTATCGAGCAGGACAAAATGGTACTCGTCAACCAGGGCTACAAGCTGGCGGGTGCCATCAAGACGACGGAACGCAAACTGGCAGAGGGCGTGTTGATCCACGGCGGCATGAAGATGATGAACTGGTGCGTAGGCAATGCACGGGTGAAAGTTGTCGGCAATGCAATCGTTATCACGAAACAAGTTAGTGGCACCGCGAAGATTGACCCGCTCATGGCGCTCTTCAACGCAGTCTCGCTAATGTCACTCAACCCCGCCGCTCTTTCCGGCGATTACGACTTCAACAAAATGGTGATAGGCGGATGAGCATCTGGAATTTCATCAAGGGTGGTTGGAAAACGCACGGGCCGAACCAGATCATCGGTGACGCCGGGTTCGCTTCCGACGAAGACCCACTCTACCGAGCCGTGAGTGCCGAATGCGCACTGCGGCTTTCTGCTGTATTGGCCTGCGTCGAACGTCGTGCCGAAGCGATTGGCAGCTTGCCGATCCATCTGCGCGACGACAAGAAAAAAATCCTCAAGGATCACCCGCTATACGCGGTACTTCACGAATCGCCGAACTCCATGCAGACGGCACCGGAGTTCTGGTCGATGCAGACGGCGCATGTCGATCTGTACGGCAACGGCATCTCGGTGGTGACGCGACGCAACGACAAGTCAGTCATCTCCATCGAGCCGACGAGCCGCCCCGATCTTTGCACGATGCAGACGAAGGGCAAGACGGGTCGCTACATCTACAACATCGACGGTGACGAATATCCGGCTGACGATGTGCTACATCTCAAGGGCTTCTCGCTCAATGGTCTGTGGGGTCTTCCGCGACTCGATCTCGGCAAAGAGATTCTTTCGTCGCAGATCACCGCAAACCACGCCGCGATGCGTGCGTTCCAACAGGGCACGAAGATCGGCGGGTTCTTCGAAGTCGAACGCGATCTCGATGAGCAGCAAGAGATCGACTTCCAAGAACGGCTCAAGCGATTTGCTCGACCGGAAAACTTCGGTCGATGGATGCGACTGCTGAAAGGCATGAAGCCGATTGCGGGCGATCAGTTCCGCATGAAGGCGAGCGATGTCGAACTGCTGGCGTCGCGGTATTTCGGCCTTGAGGAAGTGTGCCGCCTGTTCAACGTGCCGCCGCAGCTGATCGGCCACAGCGACAAAGCATCGTCCTGGGCGTCGTCGCTGGAACAGATCAACCTGTTCTTCCTCATGTATTCACTGCAACCGACGTTCGTGCGCGACGAGCGCCGAATCAACAAGACGCTGCTGACAGCAAACGACCGCGCGCGTGGCTATCAGCCCAAGTTCTCGATCCAAGGCTTGCTGCGCGCGGACAGCAAGACACAATCGGCCATGTTCGCGAGCGGACTGCAGAACGGCTACTATAATCGCGACGAAGTTCGTGATCTGCTGGATCGCGGCGCAATCGAAGGCGGTGACAAATACACCGTGCAACTCAACATGACCCCTGTTACCGACATGCCCGACAATCAAGACTCGGGCGACGGCAAGAACCCGAAGAAAGGAATGACGCCATGAGTCTCGCCAAGCGCAAATACATCGACCGTGACTTCGAGGTCAAGGCATCCGACGTGAAAGCGGACGGCACCTTCACCGGCCATGCGTCGGTGTTCGATGAACTCGACTCGCACTTCGACGTGGTAGTCAAAGGTGCGTTCGAGAAGTCGCTCAAGTCCGACTTCCTCGACAAAGGCCGCAAGGTTCCGATGTTGTGGCAGCACGATCCGAAGCAGCCCATCGGCGTCTACTCCAAAATCTTCGAGGACGAGAAGGGCCTGTACGTCGAAGGCGAGATCAACATGGACGTGCAGAAGGGCCAGGAATGCCACGCGCTGTTGAAGCAAGGCGCGATGTCGGGCCTGAGCATCGGTTACAGCACGATCAACGACAAGTGGGATGACAACGGTATCGTCCGTCGTCTTCTCGAAGTGAAATTGTGGGAAGCGTCCCCCGTGACCTTCCCGTCCGGTGATGCAGCGCGCGTGAACGATGTCAAGTTCATGCAAGAGCTGGTCACGTTGGCTGATTGCGAAAGTGTCTTGCGCGAGCATGGCCTTTCGCGAAAAGAATCCGAGACGTTCATCGCTCGGATTAAGTCGATCTCTTTGCAGGGCGATCCTGCGAGTGCAGATGTCGAAGCGGTAAAAAATGCAATCGCAATTCTCCGGGGCCACTGAGCCTCTATTCCAACGAAAGGAAAGTGCAATGAACGCCATCACCCGTTACACCAACTCGATGTCCAAGACGCAGCTCGGCCTGTTGGTCGTGTTTGCGGTCGCGGCTGTCGCCATGCTGTTCGCCGGTTTCCATGCTGCTGCGGTTTCGACCGTGCTGCTGGCCAATCCGGCGCTCGCCGGTCTGGACGAGCTGGCGCGTGAACTCAAGACGCAGACCAGCGCGTTCGAGCAGACGCACGGCAAGATCAAGGAAGGCCACGAAGCCCTCATGTCCAAGTACGAGTCGGGCGAGAAGGTCACGAAGGAAACCAAGGCAACGCTCGATGAGCTGTTGGTGAACTTCAAGGCACAGTCCGATACCGTGCGTGAGCTGGAACAGAAGCTCGCACAAGGCTTGAAGGACGCCGACACCGGCGAAGAGAAGTCCTGGGGCCAGCAGTTCATCGAGAACGCTGCGTTCAAGAGCTTCACCGGCGAAGGCAAGGTCAAGGTCGAAATCGAGAAGAAAGTTGTCAACTCGGCTGCTGCCGGTGTCGGCCTCATTCGCTCGTATCGTGAACTCGGTATCACCGGCTTGCTGCAGGAGCGTCGCGTCATGCGCGATCTGCTGCCGACCGTGAAGATCGCGACCAGCTCGGTTGACTACGCGCGTCAGACCACGCGTACCAACAACGCTGCGCCGGTCGCCGAAGCTGCGGCGAAGCCGTACAGCGACTATGCCTGGGATCAGGTGTCCGTCGTCGTGCGCGTGCTGGCGCACCTGGCGAAAGTCACCCGGCAGGCGATGGACGATGCGCCGCGCCTCATGGGCGAACTCGACCTGGAAATGCGCTACGGCCTGGGCTACCTGGAAGAGCGTCAGTTCCTCTACGGCAGCGGCGTCGGCCAGAACTTGACCGGCATCATGCCGCTCGCCACGGCGTTCGCTCGCCCGGCTGGCTTCGGTCAGCATCTCGGTTCGACGAAGGTGGACGTGCTGCGTGTCGCGATGCTGCAGAACTCCATCGCGCTGTTGCCCGCCGACGGTATCGTGCTGAACGAGATCGACTGGGCTGACATCGAGCTGACGAAGACCACCGATGGCGCGTACCTGTTCTCGAATCCGCAGGGTTCGGTCGATGCGCGCATGTGGTCGCTGCCGGTGGTCGCCACCCCGGCGATGACCGCTGGTGACTTCCTCGTCGGCGCGTTCAAGCAGGGTGCCACCATCTACGACCGCATGGCCGTGGAACTGCTGATCTCCACCGAGAACGCCGACGACTTCGAGAAGAACCTGGCGACCGTGCGTGCCGAAGAGCGTGTTGCGCTCGCCGTCAAGCGCCCGCTGGCCTTCACCAAGGGCACGTTCACCACCGCCATCGCGGCGCTGGTTGCTGCCTAAGTCGGCCTGGTGCGAAGAGTGATACCAGGGCGGAGCGATCCGCCCTGGTAGTTCCAAAACGTGTCACCCAGCCATCTACGGAGATACACCATGAAGATCAAATTGCTCACCACGATCATGCTCGCAGGTTTCCGCGAGCCGGTTCGTCAGGGCCAGATCGTCGAAGCGCAAGACGAAGCCGACGTACTGGAATACAAGGCGCTCGTCGCCGCCGAGTTCGCCAAGGAAACCAAGGACGAGCCGACCACCAGCAAGGAAGCCGCCGCCACCACGCCGCCGATCTCGGGCGTGACCAACGGCGACGACGCCGCGCTGCTGGACATCCTCAAGGGCAACGTCCCGGCCATCGTCGCCCAGCTCGACGCGCTCGATGCCGATCAGCTGGCCCGCCTGGGCGAGCTGGAAGCCGCTGGCGCTGATCGCAAGGGCGTCCACGAAGCCATCGCCGAACTCTCCGACGACGGCCAGGAGTAATCGACATGCGATTCATCACGATTGAAACCGCGCGCGTTCACTGCAAGACCGATGGAACGGACGACGACGCCCAGCTTGAAATTTGCGTAGACGGCGCAGAAGCGGCGTGCGTGCGCGAGGTCAACCGTGATGTGTTTGTCGATGCCACCGCGCAGTCCGTCGCCATGACCGCTCTTCCGGGCATCATGGCGACGGCTCGCACCGCATACGACGCGGCGATCATTGCCGCCGATGCGTTGACAGATTCCAACGCTCGGGACTTTGCAATCGAACTTGCGGAGTCCGAGCTGACCAAAGCAAAAGTGGCAGCGAGTAAGACCATGAAGGGCATCGTTGCCGAACCGAACTTCGTCTCCGCCGTACTGCTGACCCTGGGGCATCTGTACGCCAACCGCGAGGATGTCGTCGCAGGCCAGGGCGCAGCCGCCGTAGAGCTGCCGAACGCGAGCCGGGCGCTGTTGGCCCCGCTTCGCTGGGTTGGTTCGCTGTGACCGCGCCTGCGGGCCGCAGGAACCGCCTGGTGAGCGTCCAGCGGCGCTCCACGGGTGTCGATTCCCAAAACCAACCCCTCGACACCTGGGAAGTCGTGAAGACCCTGTGGGCCGACATCAAGGGTCAGACGGGCATGGGGTCGATCCGGGGCGGCGAACACACCGAAGGCGTTGCCACCAACACCAGCGCCTACAGCTTTCGTGTCAACCATAATCCGACCGCGTTTGATCGCGGGATGCGCGTGGCCTACGGCGGCGCGTTCTTCAACATCGTTGACATCCGGCACGACATCGCGAAGCGCGAATGGACTGACCTGGTTTGCACGACTGGCGATAGCGATGGCTAAGACACTGCGCTCTTCGTTCGAGTCGCAGGAGTGGGCTGCTGCATTGCAGTTTCTAGAAGGCCCGCTGAAAGAGTCGCTTGCCCGCACGATGGGCGTTGCCGGTGGTGTCGTGTTACGGGATGGCGCTAAACAACTTGCGCCAGTCGGTGTCGCCGAAGAGAAAGCCGTCGCACAGTTCGGTGGTAGCCATCGACCAGGTGCGTTGCGCGACTCGATCTACCTGGTGTACCGAAAGGAAATCTCGGGTGGATCGTCCTTCTCGTATTCGGTGTCATGGAACGCGAAGAAAGCTCCGCATGGCCATCTGCTTGAGTTCGGCCACTGGCAACCTTACGCGGTGATCTTCTCCGTCGAAAAGGGTTGGCACACCGACACCAGCCGCAAACTTCCTGGCCAGGGAAAGTGGATCGCAGCTAAACCGTTTCTCGGCCCTGCATACGATGGCGGCATTGATCGCGCGAAGACCGCGATGATCGCAGCAGGCCGCGAGAAACTTCCTTTACTTCTGAGGGGATCGACATGACGCTCGATGAGTATTTGACTTCGTTGCTGAATCCGCTGTTCGCGAACCGCGTGCATTGGGATGTCACGCCCGAGGGAATTGTTGTCACCAGTCCGATTGCGATCCTGCAGCAGATCGGTGGCAAGGAAGAGTGGTACATCGACAAGGACTTGAAAAAGTCCCATCGACATGCGCGGATTCAAATCACTTGCTGGGGCCGACGGCGCGTGGAGATCAGCGAGATGAGTAAAACTGTCAGCGACACGATTCGTCTCGACAATGCGATGGTTTCGGAACCCTACGGTGCCGCCACCAGCCTCTACGAAGAGACGGGCAAGTTGTACGGGTTCCGGCAGCAGTTCGGCCTGTGGTTTCAGGAAAGTTGATCGTTTGTCAAATAGCCGTACAATGAGCCGCCAACCTATGTAGGTGGCACCACGTTCCACCCTCAACCAAAAGGAAATGCCGTCATGGGTTCGCAATTCATCAACGGTGCCAAATACGCCGTATCTTCCGTCCTCGCAGCTCCGGTTGCGATCAGCGCCCTTTCCAACGCAGCCATCGCCGTCGCCACGGCAGCTGCCCTTCCCGCCGCTGGCAGCATCATCGTCCTCAAGTCCGGTTGGACGGAGATCAACGAACTCGCCGTCCGCGTCGGCACGTCCGGTTCGGGCGTGTTCCAGCTCGAAGGTGTCAACAGCAGCAACGTCGCACGCTTCCCGGCTGGCGAAGGCATCGGTGCGTACCAGATCGCGAGCGCATTCGTCTCGCTGTCCCAGGTTCGCGACGTGCAGAGCGAAGGCGGCGAGCAGCAGTATTTCCAGTACCAGTACGTCGAAGACCAGGGCAAGCGCCAGCGGCAGAAGCCGACGTACAAGAACGCGAGTTCGATGACGATCCTTCTCGACTACGATCCGTCGCTGGCCTGGTTCGACACGCTCGTCGAACTCGACCGTCTCGGCGAGCAGATCGTGCTGCGCGAGACGCTGCCGAACGGCGACGTGATCTACCACATCGGCACGCTGTCGTTCAACAAGGTGCCGAGCCGCGTCATCAACGAGAACATGACCGTGACTGCCACGTTCTCGCTCGCCAACGATAGCGTCCGCTACGACGCTCCGTAATCCGGCCAGTCCACGCCCAGCCTCACCGCTGGGCGTGGACATCTGAACAACCAATCGAGAAGACCATGCTCAAGAAACCGACGAAAGAAACCTTCGATGCCTTGCTCACCGTGGAAGGCATGGGCGAAACCGTTTCGCTGAACTTGACCTACCGCAACATGCCGCACGATGCGTTCGTGAAGCTGATCGACGAAATCCAAGCCGAAGGCAGCACGCGCGACATGACCCACGTCATCTGCGACATCGTTACCGCGTGGGAGTCCGAGTACGAACTCACCCCGGCTGGCGTGCGCGAGATGGAGAATGATCGCAAGGGCATGATCTTCGCGATCACCCAGGCGTATCACGATGCACGCGAGTACGCGAAAGTAAAAAACTGAAAGCGGCAGTTGACGCGCTCTACTGGAAGCCGAAAACTGCCGCAGAGATTCAAGGGCCGTATAAGCCGTCAGATTTTCCAGAACCAGTTGTTGAAGTGTGGTTAGAACATTGGGACGTTCTGTTCCTCTTCGTGGCAAACATGACGCAATGGCGAACTGGCGCTCGGGGGCCGATTGGTTTGGACTACAACATCTTCCATCACGAATTGAATCGCAAGAAAGCTGACGAAAAGACTTTCGATCAAATGATGCAAGACCTGCGAACCATCGAGACTCAAGCACTGGTCAACATTTACAAAGACGCATAACCCCGCTCCGGCGGGGTTTCTTTGGAGAAACAAAAATGGCTGCTGATTCGCTCGGTACAGCACGACTCACCCTAACCGTTGATACCAGCGATTACGAAGCAGCGATTGCTCGATCAAAGAACTCGGCGGCTGGCCTGGGTGAAGCTGCAGAGACGGCGTACACCAAGAGTAGTGCCGGTGCAAAACGCGCCGCTGACTCCTTGCTGAAATACGTCAACAATCTCGACAAGTCAGTCGAACAGCAAAAATTGCTCAACGCAGCGCAGCGTGGTGTTCCGCTCGATGTGTTGACTGCTGCCGAAGGCAAACTCAACGCGCTTGCTGCAGCAACCGATAGCGCCGCTCGCGCCGCACAGCGGTTGCGCGATACGCAGGCATTCGAGAAGCAGGCGGCGGAAGCGGCGAAGCTCAACAAGGCCAGCGAGTACGTTCGCTTCTGGACGCAGGAACTCGAAAAGGTCGAAGCTGTCGAAGCGCGCCTGGGTGCGCAAAACGCATTCCTGTCTCAGCTGCAGGCCCAGGTGACAGCAATCGGCAAGACGCGCGCCGAGCTGGTGGAGATGCGCGCCGCTGAACTCGGTGTGGCGCAGGCAGCGGCTCCCCTGGTCGCCCAGCTCAAGGCGCAAGAGAACGCGCTGTACGGCACCACGACGAAGCTGGACAAGTACGGCCTGTCGGCCAAGCAGACGGCCCAGGCGCTTCGCCAGGTGCCCGCACAGATCACCGACATCTTCGTGTCGCTGCAGGGCGGTCAAGCGCCGCTCACGGTGCTGCTGCAGCAGGGTGGTCAGCTCAAGGACGTGTTTGGCGGCGTGGTGCCTGCTGTACGCGCGCTGGGTGCGGCTTTGGGTAGCCTGCTTATCAACCCCGTCGTCCTGGCCGCTGCGGCTGTGGCGGGCCTTGGGTACGCGTTCTTCAAGAGCGAGGAAAACATCGACGCCTTCAACCAGGCGCTTGTGTTCTCCGGCGACCAGAGTGGGCGCACGGCGGCAGACCTGGGGGCACTGACCCGCGAGATCGCGGAAAGCAGCAGTTCGAGCCAGGGCGCTATCACCGAAGCGATCACGGCTGTCATCGCTGGCGGAAAGATCGCGGTCGATCAGCAAGAGAAAGTTGCGGACGCATCTGCAGCGATGGCCCGCATCACCGGTAAAAGTGTCAGCGATGTCGTGGCCGAGTTCAACGAGCTTGGCCGCGATCCTGTTACCGCAATCCTCAAGCTCAATGAGTCGCAGAACTTCCTGACCGAAACGACGCTGCGGCAGATTCGTGCGTTCGTCGAACAGGGAGAGACTGCGAAGGCATCTGCGCTTGCTATCGACACCTATGCGAACACTGTGATCTCGCGCACGGCGGAAGTGGAGCTGCGGCTCGGCTATCTGTCGCGCGCCTGGCTGGGCGTGAAAGACGTTGCGAAAGATGCTTGGGCTGCGATGCTCAACGTCGGTGCCGAGAAGTCGGTGCCGGAAAAGCTCAAGGCGCTCGATGAGGAATTGAAGACCACGCAATCGCGTCTGCAGAAAACGCTTAACAGCGACATCGGCGGCGCGTTGCGTGAGAATCTTATCAAGGGCTTTACCACCGATCTGCGCCGCATCGAAGGCGAATACAAAGATGTCGCCGGTAAGATTCGCAGCGCCAACAAGTCGGCAGAAGGTGCTGGCCCGCGCATCGTGGACAGCGCGAAAGAGAAGTCGCGCCAGGAAGCGGAGAAGGCGTTTGCTGCCATCGTCGAAGGCAACCTGACCAAGCAGGCCAAGCTCGAAGCGGAGATCACAAAGATTCGCGAACTCGGCATCAAGTCGGGTCTGGCTTCGACTGCGGAAGGTCGAATCAAAATCGAAGAGCAAGTTGCCGCCGCGCGCCGCAAAGCTGCCGAGTCTGCCAGCAAGGGCAGCTCTATCGGCAACGCAACGTCGCGCGCTGATCTGCAGGGCTTCAAGGACTCGCTCACCGAAGAGCGCGCAGCGATTGCGGCAAGCACGAAAGAACTCAAGGCGCAGTACGACGCGAAGCTGATCTCGGCGAATGATTACTACACCAAGCTCAAAGGCCTGGTGCAGCAGGACACCGCCGCGCAAGAGCAGGCGTTGCAGTCGCAGATCGCGTCGTTGAATGGTCGCAACGTCAGCGGCAAGGATGCGATCAGTGTCGGTCAGCAACTCAGCACGTTGGAAGCGCAGCTCGCGAAGGTGCGTTCCGAAGGCGCGACTGCGCTGATCGTTCTCGGTATCCAAGAGCAGGACGTTGCTCGCAAGCGGGCGGCTGCGATCCAAGCCTACAAGGAAACGCTCGACCGTTCTAACGCCGCGCTCGAAGCGCAAGTCACTGCGCAAGTCGCTGCTATCGGCATGGGCGAAAAGGAAGCGCGTCAACAGGAAGAGCTGAACCGCATTCGCGCCGAAGGCATCGAGAAAATTCGCCAGTTGAATTTGGAGAAGAGCAAGAACCCCGCTGACGCTGCGATGTTCGACGAGGAAATCCAAGCCGAGCAGGAATATACCGACCGGCGCGTGGAGATCGCACGCGATGGCTTCGCACGCATCGACGCGGCGCAGCAGGATTGGTTGGCCGGTGTGCGCGGCGGCATCAAGGACTGGACGGACGAGCAGAGCAAAGTCGCCGACCAGGTACGCGGTCTGACTACCAGCATCCTCGACAAGTCGGCCAGTGCGTTCGCCGAGTTCGCCGAGACGGGCAAGTTGAACATCAAGTCGCTGCTGTCCGACATCCTCAAGCAAGTGCTGCAGTTCTTGGCCAAGCAAGCGATCCTCAGCTTCGTGAAGCTGTTTGCTGGCAGCGTGCTTGGTAATACCAGTGGCGACCTGGTAAGCACGGGCGACTTCATGGCGAACGCGAAGGGCGGTGTGTATTCGTCACCGAGTCTGTCGGCGCATCGCAACACCGTCGTCAGCCAGCCCACGCCGTTCCTGTTCGCCAAAGGTGCAGGCATCATGGGTGAGGCAGGCCCCGAAGCGATCATGCCGCTCACGCGCGGTGCAGATGGCAACTTGGGCGTGCGCATGGCTGGTGGTGCAGGTGGCCCGGTGAGCATCAACGTGCAGACCATCGTGAATAGCGACGGTTCGGCGGAAAGCAAAACCACCAGTTCTGGCGACAACGCTGCGTTGTTTGAGTCCTTCACGAATCAGATGCGCAGCGTGGCGGAAGAAACTGTCAACCGGGCGATGATGCCTGGCGGCTCGTTGTGGAAAGCAGGAGTAGCAGCGCAATGACTGACACCTTCACCTGGCCAGTTACATCCGACGTTTCTGGCGGCGGCGAGTTCATCGTGAACTCCACAAAGTTCGGAGACGGCTACGAGCAATCCGAGCCGCAGGGCTTGAACAATGACCGTCAAAAATGGACGGTCACGTTCGTCGGCAACGTCGAAGAGTGCCAGGAAGTAATCGCATTCATTCGATCCAAGCAAGGTGCCGAGTCGTTCTTCTGGAAGCCGCCGCTCGGTGTGACTGGCTACTATAAGTGCAAATCGTACAAGCCGACGAACCAAGGCGGCTTGCTCTATACGTTGGCGTTGGACTTCGAGCAGAGCTATTTCCCATGAGCGATATCACTGCACAAATTCAAAAACTTGAACCGGGCGCACTGCTTGAGTTTTGGGAGATCGACGCGACTGAGATCGGCGGCGGCATTGCTCGCTTCCAAGGTCACAGCGAAGGCGCGGTTTACTGGCAGGGCAATCAGTACGACGCGTTGCCGATCACGGGTGACGGCTTTGCGCGAACGTCTGAGCAGCAGCCGACTCCTAGGCTAATGGTGGGTAACGTAAACGGCGCAATCTCGTTGCTGTGCTTGCAGTACGAAGATTTGCTCGGCGCGATCATCACGCGTCGTCGCACGTTTGCAAAGTTCATCGACGCGATCAACTTCCCTGACGGCAATCCTTTCGCCGATCCTGACCAGGAGTACGAGCCTGAAATTTGGTACATCGAGCGCAAAGCCGGTGAATCGTCAGACTCGGTAGACTTCGAGCTTTCGTCCGCCCTGGACTTCGGTGGCATGAAATTGCCAGCGCGTCAAATCGTCGCGAACCAGTGCCCGGCGCAGTGGGTCTATCGCGGCGAGAACTGCGGATACACTGGCCCGCCCGTTGCAGACGCACTCGACAACCCCACCAGCGACCCGGCGCTTGACCGCTGCGGGCGTCGGCTGCGGTCGTGTAAGATGCGGGTGTGGCCGGGGAACGTACTGAACTTCGGCGGATTCCCTGCGGCTGGCCTGGTGCGCACATGAACGAGATCAACGAGCAACGATTCCGCGATCACGCGGTCGCCGAATACCCCCGCGAGTGCTGCGGTGTCCTGGTTATCGCGCGCGGTCGCGAACTGTATCTGCGCTGCCGCAACATCGCTGAAACGCCGCAAGAGCATTTCATCATGTCGCCCGAAGACTACGCGAGTGCGTGCGATCTCGGCGAGCTTGTCGGCATCTGCCATTCGCATCCCGACATTCCGAGCAGGCCGAGCCAGGGCGATCTGGTGAGCTGCGAAAACGAGGGCGTGACCTTCCACATCGTCAGCGTTAATCGCGACGGCGCTCAGGACATCCATTCCTTCAACCCGACTGGCTACGAAGCTCCGCTCGTCGGTCGAAAGTTCGAGCATGGCCTTCTCGATTGCTATTCGCTGATCCGCGACTGGTACGCGCGCGAACAAATGATCGAACTCCCCGACTTCGTTCGTCGTGACGACTGGTGGTTGAAGGGCGAAAACCTGTACCTGGAAAACTTCGAGAATGCTGGGTTCGAGATCGTCACTGGCAAGCTGCAAGTTGGTGACATCCCGCTCATGCAAATCCGCTCGAAGGTTCCGAACCATGCGGGCGTGTATATCGGCGACGGCATGATCCTGCATCACCTGTCACGCCGACTGAGCAGCAAAGATATTTACGATGGCTACTACCAGGAAATCACGCAATGCGTGGTGAGGCGGAAGAAATGACTGAGCGTGTTCGTACCATTCGTCTTTACGGGAAGCTCGGCGCAAAGTTCGGGCGCGTACACAGGCTCGCGGTAAATTCCGCGGCTGAGGCAATTCGTGCTTTGGGGTCGCAGCTTCGCGGCTTTGAGGCGTTTCTCACACAGTCAAAGGACATGGGCTTTGGCTACGCCGTGTTCTACGGAAAGCGAAACATCGGCGAGGACGAGCTTCGTAATCTCACCGAGAACGACGAGATTCGTTTCGCTCCCATAGTGTTCGGTGCGAAGAACGGCGGCGTGTTCCAGATCATCATCGGCGCGGTGCTGATCGTCGCCGGAGCATTGCTGTCGTGGACTCCGATTGGCCCGCTGCTTGTCAAGGTGGGTATCTCGTTGGTGATCGGCGGCATCATCCAATTGCTGACACCAGTTCCAAAAGGTAGCGCAGCAAAGGACAGCCCGAACAACCAGGCTAGCTTCGCTTTCAATGGCCCGATCAATACGCAGGCCCAGGGCAATCCCGTGCAAGTTCTCTACGGTGAATCAATCGTAGGTAGCGCGGTTCTGTCGGCGGGTATCAATGCGGTGGATCAGGCGTATGCACCTGCACGCGGCTGGGGCGGCGGCGGGTTCCGTTGGCACGACGAGTGGATTCCGACACCATGAAAAAGAACATGCTGGCAGACGCAATCACTGGCGAACTCATGCCGGTTCGTGGCGCAGGCGGAAAGAGCGGCGGAAAGGCACGCACTCCGGTAGAGACGCCGGATTCGTTGCGCTCCATCGCCTACGCTCGAATTCTCGACATGGTTAGCGAAGGTGAAATCTTCGGCTTTCCGCATGTCTCCAATCCGCTGTCCGATGTGTTCTTCAACGAAACACCTGTCGCCAATGACGATGGTTCGTTGAACTTCAAGAACATCTCGATGGACTGGCGACCGGGCACACAAGACCAGGACTACATCGCAGGTTTCGATACTGTCGAAAACGAGATCGGCGTGGGCGTGGAGTTGCGCAGCGATACGCCCTGGACAACAACGCTGACCAATCTCAACCTGGACGCTGTTCGCATCCGTATCTCGGTGCCTGGTCTGAGCAAAGCCGATACCAGCACGGGCGACATCGGCGGCTATACGATCAACTACCACATCGAAGTGGCGGTGGATGGCGGTTCGTATGTGACGCGACTCAACAGTGCGTTCAGTGGCAAGACCACGACGAAGTATGAGCGCAGCCATCGCATCGACTTGCCGCCCGCGACAAGCGGCTGGCAGATTCGTGTCGTCCGTGATACCGGAAACGCATCTACCGGCACCATCGCAGATACCACGATGATCGAAAGCTACGCCGAGCTGATCGACGCGAAACTGCGTATGCCGATGACTGCGGCTGTCGCGATCATCGTCGATGCCGAGCAGTTCAACAGCATCCCATCGCGTGCGTATCGCTTGCGCGGTCGTATCATCAAGGTGCCGACGAACTATGACCCCGAGACGCGCGAGTACGACGGCGTTTGGGACGGCACATTCAAGATGGCCTACAGCAACAACCCGGCCTGGTGTTTCTACGATCTCGCGATCAACCGGCGCTTCGGTTTGGGTAAGCGCATCTCTGCCGACCTCATGGATAAGTGGTCGCTCTACAAAATCGCGCGCTATTGCGACGGTATGGTTGACGATGGGCGTGGCGGTCTTGAGCCGCGATTCACCTGCAACATTTACCTGCAGACGCGTGAGGATGCCACGCGCGTGATGCAGAACCTCACCACGATCTTTCGCGGAATCATGTACGCGAGCGGCAGCACGATCAGCGCAGTCGGCGATATGCCAGACGATCCGATCTATACCTACACGCCCGCCAACGTCGTCGATGGCAAGTTCAGCTACCAGGGCACGGGCAGCAAAGCTCGGCACACTGTCGCGCTTGTTTCGTGGAGCGACCAGACCGACTTTGGCCGTGCGAAGGTCGAATATATTTCCGATGAAGACGGCATTGCTCGGTACGGTATCCAGCCGACCGAAGTGTTGGCGATGGGCTGCACTTCGCGTGGCCAGGCTCGGCGGCTCGGTAAGTACCTTCTGGCAACGTCTCGTTTCGAGACGGACATGGTTTCTTTCAGCGTCGGCATCGACGGCACGTTCCCCATCCCTGGTCGCGTGATCCTTGTTGCCGATCCGCTCCGGGCCGGTCGTCGCAATGGTGGTCGAATCAAGTCGGCGACGATCAATACGATCACCGTCGATAAAATCCCGAGCGTCGATGCCGGGGATCGCGTGACCGTCATTCTGCCGACTGGTGTGCCGCAAGAACGCATCGTTGCTAGCGTCGTGGGTGCGATCATTACGGTCACGGTCAACTTCGATGCAGTGCCGGTGGCGCAATCAGTGTGGGTCGTGGAAAGCGAAGACGTAAACGCGCAGCGGTTCCGCGTTGTATCTGTGCAGGAAACGAAAGCTGGTTCGCTCGAATACGCAGTGGTCGCAGTGCAGCATGTCGAAGGCAAGTACGCATTCGTCGAACAGGACATCGCAATCGAAGAACCTTCCATCAATGACGGCATCTCGAAGATCGTGCTGACGCCGACCGATGTGGCGATCACCTGGCGCGACATCGCTGACGATAACACCAGCGTACAAGTTGTCACCGCGACCTGGAATCCGGTGGCCGATGCCGTCATGTACGAGCTGCAGTGGCGCGTCAACGATGGCGACTGGAACAACATCGGCGCAACGCCTGGTGCGAATCGCGAGTTCTACAGCCCGACCAGCGGCGAGTTCTACCTGCAGATCACGGCGATCAACGGGCATGGTGTCCGGTCGCAGCCTGCCTACGCTGGCCCCTTCGTGGTCGATCCCAATGCCAAGCCGCCGCTGTTCGTGGGCGACCTGGAGATTGCCATTGCCGATGCCCTGCTGACGGCTGAGAACGCCGCCGCCATCGCTGACGGCGCTGTGGTGTCCTTCTGGCAGGCCAGCCCGCCCGTGATCGGCACCGGGCCTGGTGAGGCGTCCGAGGGTGACATCTGGTTCGACACCAACGACGGCAACCGCATCTACCGCGTCGTGAGCGGCGTTTGGGCGGACGCCCAGGACGATGCCCTTGCCACGGCCCTTGCCGCTGCCTCAACGGCGCAGGCGACGGCTGACGGCAAGGTCAAGACCTACTTCCAGTCCACGGCTCCGTCCGTTGGCCTGGTGCTGGGCGACCTGTGGTTCGACACGACGGCGGGCGTCGGCAAGCTGTACCGCTGGTCAGGCACGTCCTGGTCGCAGAACATCGCCGACGTGACGGCTGACCAGCTGGGCGGCAATGGCACGAACCTGCTGTGGGACGAATACTCGCGCTACCAAGGGCCGAGCCTGCCCTCGACGACGGTGCAGGGAAGTGTCACCAGGCTCTTCCAGTCTGGCGATCGCGCAGTGGGCGGCACCAGCTACGGCTGCTTACAGGTCACGACGACTGGCACCGGCACGGGTGATGGTGTCTATCTCGGCAACAGCAACGCCGACTACAACGTGCCGCTTTCTGCAAACGGCAAATATATCGTGTCCGCGTACTTCAATTGCAACGTCGCGAATCACCAGGTTAACATGCAGATGCTTGGCCCGAGCAGTTTGTTCGGCACGACGGGTAACAAGACGATCACTGCTGCGAATACCTGGCAGCGACTCAGCGGTCTTGTCGATCTATCAGCGTTTGCTGGTGGTGCTGCGGAACTGTTCATCGGCTGCAACGTGTCCGGTGTCAGCGGTCGCATTGTAAAAATCGACGGCGTGATGATCGAGCCGCAGATCGGCACGAAGACAACGCCTAGCCCGTGGGTCGCTGGCGCTGCTGGTCGCAATGCACTGGTGGCCATTGCAAACGCTGCGACTGCTCAAGCCACTGCGGATGGAAAGATCGACTCGTTCTATCAGACTTCGCCGCCGACGATTGGCACTGGTGCAGGCCAGGCGCGTGACGGTGATATCTGGTTCGACACCGATGATGGCAACAAAATCTATACCGTCGTCAGCGGCGTTTGGGTGGCCACGCCCGACTCGCGCATTGCTACTGCGATCCTTGCGGCTGGCACTGCGCAGTCCACCGCCGATGGAAAGTCCACGCTCTTCTACGCGGTAGCCGCATCGCCGCCCACTGCTACTGGTGTTGGTGATTTGTGGTTCCAGACCGACACCAAGCTAATGAAAAAGTGGAGCGGTTCGGCGTGGATCGACAATGGTGGCACGCTCGTTTCCAGCCAAGCGCAGAACGGTTACGTTCTTCCGTACACCTACGGCAATGAGCTTTGCCCGAATCCGAGCTTCGAGACAAATGTTTCCGGCACACGCAAAACGTCGATCACGAACTACGCAGCTGGTGTTGATATCTGCGATGGTTGGCGTGTGTATGCAAATTCCCCTGGCGGAAGTCTTGCTGTCGGCATTGATACTTTCAACCCGAAGCAAGGCACCTACAATCTTTTCATCGGTACTGGTGGTCAGACTGTGGCCGCAGGTGCCAACGCTGAGACTGACGTGCAAGTGGCGCAGGACATCGACGTTAAAGGCGGCGAGTATTACGCGCTGTCCGCGTGGATATCCTGGGGCGCAAGTATCGCCGTGCCTGCAGGCATTCAATGCGGTTGCGGTTTCGGTGTTGCGTTCTATGACGCCGCAGGTGGCTATATCAGTGCGACCTATCTGTCGCAGGTCTATAACACTTCGAGTCAGAAGGACGGCACAGTGCCGGTGCCGACTAACGCGGCGAAGATGAAAATCCTCGCCTATGCAAATATGTTCAACAGCACTGGCGCGCCCATCGTTGTCGGCAGCACGCCGATGCACATCCGATTCGATACGGTGTCGGTAAAGAAAATCGACATCACAGGCAACAACCCGAATCTGATTCCGAACAGCGACTTCTCGAATGGCCTGACTGGTTGGTCGGGCACTGGCATCAGCGTCATCAAGGACACCGAAGCGTACCGCCTGCAGACCGGCGCTATCGCAAACAACGTGACACATGACATCACCAGCAGCACGCTCGGTATCGCTGGATTTGCTGGCACCGAAGTTACGTTCTCTTGCGAAGGTGTCAATGCTGGCACGCTGACTTCTAATAGCTACATGCGCTTGCAGATCGAATGGTTAAACGGCGTCACGTCGCTCGGGTTTAGCGCACTAAGCAATCAGCTCGACAACACGACGCCGACTGACCGCTACACCAAAATGGTTCTGACCGAGCGCGTGCCTACGAGCTGCGACGGCGCGAAGCTCTACATGCGCTCGCGTGGCGGCGGCTTGTTTATCTACCGTCGTCCGAAGCTGGAACGTGGCGGCGTGATGACGCCCTACACGCGCAACGCGGAACAGGTGTACGGCCAGGAGTTGATCTACGGCACCAGCGGTCGTCGTCTCGGTGATGCGCGCAACATGCGGCAGGCACAGTCGGCAGGCGTCGGTGCGGTGGCGTCGAACGGTGTGCTGACTGCCACGTCTGCAGGCGTCATCAACGTCGCGGCGTTCACGATGTCCTACGGCGGTGCGGTCACGATCTCCTACAGCGCAGTGTCGTCGGCGGTCACGGGCCTCACGCAGAACGTCACCTACATCATCTACTGCATCGACGATGACTACGCTGGCGGCGCACGCACCTGGCTGGCGGCGACGTCGATGGCTACGGTGATGAACGCGGGCGTGGGCGTGGTGATCGCAGGCACGGTGAAAGTTCCGACCAGCGGTTCCACGTCGCCCACCGATCCGTCCGATCCTGCGTGCGTCGATGCGACGAGCTACTTGCCGGATGGTCGCCTGGTCGCCGATCTCAAGGTGGGCGATTGGGTGCAATGCTGGAACCTGGACGGCGACAAGCCCAAGCTGGTTCGTCGCAAGGTGCGTGCTATCGAGCTGGCGAAAGCCGAGTCGTCGGCACTGGTGGCAGAGAACGGCTACATCGTCGAACAGTCGAACTCGACCGACATGGACTTGCGCCACGGCGGTCGAAAGAAAACGCAGAAGATGCACGGCGAGTGGTTGTTGACTAATGGTGTCAACGGCCTAGAATGGTCACGCTGCATGGACATCGTAGGCATTGGCTACCGGCTGGTGGTGAAGGTCGATCTCGGCAACAGCATGTTCTTCGCAGGTAAGACCCGCAGCAAAACGATTGCTACCCACAACATTCGATTCAAGTAACGGAGAACTGAAATGAAACGAGTCACCCTTCCCACCGCACCGGCAACGCGCTGCATGGAGTTCGAGCGAGACGGCAAGTTCGTTCGCGTGCTGTACCGCCCCGTCGAATCCCAGCCGGATCGTCGCGTGATCGCGGCCCAGGCTTTCGAGATGACTGCCGATGGCAACTTCGCGCAGATCGCAACCGGCGCACCGAGCCGTGTGCAGGAGACGCAGCACACGCTGAACATAAGCAGCATCGGCGACACGCACACGCTGCTGCCAGGCTGGGTGCGCGAGCAGGTGACGGCCAGCAAGGAAGAGCTGCCCGAAGGCTACGTCGTCATGGATACGTTGCCGGAGACGGGCAACGACGGCGACCTGGTGTTCGTCGATCCGATCCCCTACCGCTGGGACAAGGGCATGGTGCAGACGGTTTGCGAAACCAAGGCCGAGCAGATGTTCGCGCTCATCAAGAACAGCGAAGCGTTGCTCGACTTCGAGATGTGATCGAACTGCTAGGCGCACAAAAAAGGCCCGGAGCGATCCGGGCCTTTTTATTTACTCGCTCTTGTAGTCGTGCAAGTTATCGAGCTGCATGGTGGTTTCGCAGTAGCGATCCAACGCCTTCGCATAACCCAGGTGCAGCGCCGCGAGCTTGTCTGCCGCCTTTGCCTGTTGCTCGCTGTAGCGACCTGGCGCGCTCACGCGGCTAGCGCGCACATACCGCTCCCAATGATCGTTTGCGTTGCGCTTCGCAGCCAGGTGCTTGCGGTAGTGGAACAATCGGACATCGCGAACGTCGCTCATTCCGCACCCCGCCAATCTTCGGGGCGCACTGCAGGTTCTTCGGGAAGCACGGGGATCACCTTCGCCCCTTCCAGATGACACGCTTCGATCACGGGCGTGGCCGTCAACTCCAAGACGCGAATCTCAGCGCGCGTGCGCCTGGTCGCATCTTCCAACATCTGCCTGGCCAGGCCGCGAATATACTCGCTAGTCTTTACACCGGCCCTGCCAAGCCGCACGTCGATGTCGTCTTCCTTAATTGCGAGTTGTAATTCTGTCCATAGCACGGTTGCTGCCATGTTTACCAAACTGTCTGCGATGGTCATGCCGTTACTCCTATCTCGGTCAGCATTTTGTTGGCGATGGTGATGTAGTGCTGATAGTCCACATCGGTCGGGAACGTCTCAGGCAAGCGCATGATCGGCACCGCGCCGTCACTGCCAGCCACCTTGTTGCCACTCTTCGCATCGGACACCCATGCGTTCTTTGCGTTCGCACCGTAGTACCAGCGCACAGCCTTACCTAAGAACTCGGGCGTGGCATCCGGGCTTGCGATGTAGTTCGCTCCGCCCGCAGCGTTGCGCACCGTGAGGAACTTTTTGATATCGGTGCAATTGGTAATCGTTTGCTCGATGCTCGCACCGGTCTTGAGATGCACGACGATTGCTTCGGCGCAGATGTCTTTGTCCGGGTGCTTGTTTTCGATCAGGCCCGACTCGCGGAAGATACCCTTGCGCTTGACCTTGCCTTTGGTGGTGATCGCGACGTAGTTGTTGACATCGCGGAAATGGATCGAGCTATATTCGGACTCTTCCATCTCAAGCCCGGTGACGCGCTCCCACCATGCGACGTTGCTGCGCGCGAGTTCTTCCTGGTTGTCGTCCATCTTCAACACGATGCCATCGGTGTTCGCCGACACGACGCGAATGCCAGTCAGCTCCATCATCTCGATCAGCATTAGCAACAACAGCTGGCCGGTCATGGTGGTAGCGATGCCGAACTCCGGCGCGTAGAGAATGCTGTATTTGGAGAACAACTTTCCGAACGTGCCGTTGAGAACGATCTTCAAGCCATCGCTTTCGGTTTGGTAGTCGTCCGCTTCCTGTTTCAATTCGGCGGCACCGATGCCTTCCCACAACGCGCGGATGCGATCAGCTTCGGACTTTGCACGCAAGCGCGTGTCGTACACAGCGCGATAGATGCGCAGGAAGTCTTCGCCAAGTTGCTCGGGGTACATCCCCATCCCCAGGATCATCGAAGGGTAGTAGCTCTTCACGTCGATGTCTTTGATCTTTTTGCCACCGCGCGCGTAGTGCGAGACATTCGATTCCTGCGAGTGCAGGCCACCGATGCCAATGCGATAGGTGCCGGTGCCGATCTGGATGCTGCGACCAGACAGCTCGGGTGGGATCACCACGCCCGTGCGCGTCACGTCTTCGTAGCCGAGCATGATCGCCTCTTCCTTGTCGCTCACCAAGAACTCGGCATCGCGAACGGTCTGCAGCAACGCCTGCAGCTGGGGCGTGGCAAACCGGATGTAGGTGGGCGGTTCGTACTTGAACGTGTAGCCGTGCGAGATGTAGCGTTTCGTCGGACGGAACGGCAACTGCGCTTTGATTACCGCTTCCGCGATCTGCGCATCTGACTTGCTGCGAACGTCGATGTTGTAGCGCAGACCGATAGCGACACGCAGCGCCAGGCGATCTTTCAAACCGACGCGCATCATCCACGTCAGCTCGCGGTCATTGCCGCAGTAGTGACGGATCGGCGGATACATGCTGGGCGGGATCGGCACGTCGAACGGCACCGGCAAGTCCTGCATGAGCGGAGCGTGCATCCGACCGCCATACATCTTCAAGCCGATGCGAACGCCTGCAGCAACTTCCATCACATCGACGTGATCTAGGTACTCGGGCGGCTCGACCTGGTAGTGCGTGTAGAACTGCCAGTACGCCATGCGCTCCACGATGATTTTGTCACCGGCTTCCTTGAGCGTCTTGTTGTCGGCACCGTACAACGCGAGCGTGAGAATCGGCACATCGTAGCCGGTGCCGTTGAACGTCACGATGGTGTAGTAGGACAACAGGTTCACTAGCGCCTGGATGTCCATCGGGCCGGAGCCGGGGTACAACTGAAACTCCCAGCGGATGTCGCGTTCTTTGTCGGTGATGCCGATCAGAAAATAATCTACAAGGTTTTCAATATCGAGTTCAGCAAAGGGGCGGCTCATGGTTTCATTTCCCATACGATTTTTTCAGAGACTACGCAGTAAATATGCGCGTCAATGTGGCGCTTGTCGTCGTCACGCGTTATGCGATTCGCTTCAATTGCGGTGTGCGCTTCGACCATAGTTTCGTAATGCCCGATCAAATCTAACGCGCCGCCAGCAGGGTAGTAGTTCATCATGTAGAACGCGAGATAAGGTTTCATGCCAGCTCCAAATAAAATCAGCCCACGTCTTAGGTGGGCTGACAGGTTAGCACAGCGTTGACACTTTTACTGCCGGATCATGTGGCCGTTGGCCAGCAGGCCCTCGTCCGTCCAACCAATCGCCAGCATGGCTTCGCGGGTCGCACCGTTGGCCGAGCTGGTCATCACATACACCGGGCCGCTCGGGGGCGGCGGGGGCGGTGCGGACTGCTGCGGCGGCGGGGGCGGCGGTGCTGCCTGGTTGGACTGCGGCGGGGGCGGTGCGGAACTGCCCTGCGGGGGCGGCGGAGCGCCGTTCTGCGGCGGCGGGGGCGGAGCATGGCCACCAGCCCCCGCAGCGGCTCCCACGGGCACAGCGGACGCGCCAGGCGGCAGGGGAGCGGCACCAGCGCCGCCGAAGACCTTGCTCGCATCCGGGCCACCCGTGATCTCTTCGCCGAAGGCCACCAGCTCGACCAGGTTCGGCGAGACGTACAGGCCGGGCACCGCGTCCTTCTCGCCCTGCGCAACGCCGTTGCCGGCCATCGTGCCTGCCACGCGGATGAAGTAGCCGCGCTTGATTACCTCGTCGGGGTTCTGGATTTGCTGCGACGGATCGTACTTGCCAGCGTGGAAGCAACGCGGCGGATACCGCGAAGCCATCTTCAACACCCAATGGCCTGCGAAGCCCGGCTTGTCTTTTACCGACTCGCCATTGGTGTCAACGCCGTCGCCGTCCTGCACCTTGAACGCGAACTTCGGATGCTTGATCGCACCCGTGGCAGGATCGACCAGGTGCGGGAACTCGGAACGGGCCAAGTTGTAGAGCTGCGTGTAGAACGGCGTCCAACCCGGATCGTCCTTGCGGATCGCGATGGACAGATACATTTCCTTGATCTGGTTGCCGTTCTGATCGAGCTTGGGTTGATTGGTGCGACGATCCATCTTCGTCTGCAGCGACATGCTGCCCTGGACGAGACGGCCAACGGGCGTGATGAACTCGATACCCATGTTGCGGTTACTCCTTGGTGGTGAATTTTTTGCGGGCTTCAAACGGGTCTTGCTTTGTGAGCGCAACTCCGGTGGAAGGTTTGTGGGCGAACATCGCGACCATCTCGACCGGGATCAACTTGCGTGCTTGTGCGGGCGAGATAGGTTTGGGTTCGCGGATCAGGTTTGCATTGTAGAGCGTGCCGAGTGTCATAACCTGAGACTCGGTGCCAGGTTTCCACGCTTCGCGCGCATAGGTGGGTGACAGCGACCAATGCGGAACAACTTTGCCACGCCGCAGCTCGGACTCGGCTTGCACCTGCAGACCGGAGATGCGTGCTTCCAGCAATTTGCTGGCATGTACCAGGCGACGAAGTTCGTCACCAAGAGCCGCAAGCGGCAGATCGACCGGCACGCCACTGTAGCCTTGCTCCATTGCAACGAGCGCCGAGTTCTGCAGCGCCGTGCAACCCATGCGACCTTCGCAGTCAGTGCAGTGCGGATTGGGCGTGCAGATCGGATTCGGTTTCATCGCTTCCTCAGCAGCGTGCCGCAGCTGATTGACGAACCCACGAAGCTCGGAGCCACGCACAGTCCATATGCGAACCGGGCCATCGCGATGATGCGAACGCGGCTGGTAGATGTAGAACTTGATCGTCAAATACTGATCGTCCAATCCGTTCAGACCTAGCAATTCAATGAGGGCTGCGGCGTAGATAATCAGCTGCCAGTTTTCCCACACTTCGACGAAACGAAAACCGTACTTGAGATCGGCGACGTAGAGAATGCGATTGGTCGGATCGTAGGCCCAGGCATCGGGCGTGCCTTTCATGCCTTTGAGGATCACATCGCACGGGACTTGCTTCTCGCAGACCGGCGCAACGCCAGGCCACGAATTGAGGATGTCGTGATATTCGTCAACGTGATCGAACATCGCTTCGGTGAGCAGCCGTCCGTTCGGCGAAATGGAATCAACCTTGGGGTAGCGTTTCTCCCAAATCTCACCCGCCAACCAGTGACACGCGATGCCATCTTCGCGCACTTCGTTGTCGGCCTCTTCGGGAAGAGCGGGGTACGCTGCAGCCATCGCAGCGTACCCCGCACACACCATCCAAGTTGCCGCTTTAGACGGACGCAATTTGTCCGCGCGGTTCATCGCTTACAGGCCGTAAGCGGTCTTGATACCGTTGTGCGCGGCGATGATCGCAGCTTCCGGCATGTGCGCCATGTTCTGCAGGTCGCCGTTGGCAACGCCGTAGGTACCTTCGAGCGTCGTCTTCAACCACTCCGGGTTGATCTTTCCGCTCGGGTTCGTCGCCGACCACAAGTGCGTCGTGATGAACAACACGAAGTTGGTGAACGCGACGTTCGACGGAGCCGGGGGCGGCGGGGGCGGAGCGGAACCAGCAGCCGGGGGCGGCGGGGGCGGAGCGGAACCAGCAGCGGCGACGGTGGTGCCCGCAGCGACGGTGCCCTTGATCGCGGCTTCGACGCTGGCGATCAGCGCGGCATCGCAGTTGCGACGATAGCGCCAGCTGCCTTCGGCGGTCTTGGTCTTGGTCGCGGCGTGGATACGCGCATCCCACGGCATACCCTTGATATCGAGTTCGCCGGTCGCAGTGACGACGCTGGTGGTATCGTTCGACGGCGGCGGCAGCGGGATCGAACCCTGGCTCGGCGGCTGCACGGTGATGTGGTGCTTGATATCGCTGGGGCTGATCGAATCCCCGAAGAGCTGTTCGATGGTGCTGACGGCGGCGGCGAGTTCTTCCTTCGTTGCATCGAGCGGGAGAATGATGGAAATCATATTGCGCATTTGACACCTCTAGAGTGAGTGGAGTGTGGGGTTGCCACGGGACAGACGATAGACCACAATAGGAAAAGTGTCAACACCCCTGATTGGAGAAGTGTCAATGCCCTGGAAAAGTGTCAAATGAGCCGCCTACGTCACTTCCAGCAGGATGTTCAAGACGCGGGCTACCTGGCCTGGGACGAAGGGGCCAAAGTAATCATGCCGGTGATGTGTACCGGTGCCGGTAAGACGGTTCTCGTTGGAGACACCGCACGCAAGCATGATGGTTACGGCGTGGCCATCGCACACCGATCCGAACTGGTCGGACAAATCTCTATGGCGCTGGCGAAGGAAGGGGTACGCCACGACATCATCGCACCGAAGGCCACGATCCGAACCATCGTCAATGCGCACATGGATGAGATCGGCCGAACCTACTATGACGGTCGCTCGAATTGGAAAATCGCATCTGTCGATACCATCGTGCGCCGCGAACTCGATCCGCGTTGGACATCGCAAGTCACGCTCGCCATCCAAGACGAAGGCCATCACGTTCTGCGCGAGAACAAATGGGGCCGAGCGTTTGCGATCTTCCCGAACGCTCGCGGCATGTTCGTGACCGCTACGCCCGAGCGTGCGGATGGCAAAGGCCTGGGTAGTCACGCCGATGGTCTGGTGGATAAACTCATTCTCGGCCCGCCGATGCGTTGGATGATTAACGCAGGCTTCCTCACCGACTACAAAATAATCGCGCCACCGCTTTCCGAATTGAACATGGAAGGCGTAGAGATCAGTCCGACCACTGGTGACTACAACCAGGATCAGATGCGCGCTCGCGTCAAAGCGAACACGAAGATCATCGGCGATGTCGTCAAGACCTATCTCGAACACGCGCGCGGCAAACTCGGCATCACGTTTGCGGTGGACGTTGAACATGCGACTGACATCGCAGCCGCGTACAACAAGGCGGGTGTTCCCGCAGTCGTCGTCCATGCTGAAACACCCGAGCTTGAACGTCGCCAATACATGCAGCGTTTCATGCGGCGCGAATTGCTGCAGCTGGTCAACGTCGATCTCTACGGCGAAGGCGTTGACGTTCCGATGCTCGAAGTCGTTTCGTTCGCTCGCCCGACCGCAAGCTACTCGCTGTTTGTCCAGCAATTCGGTCGCGTGCTGCGCCTCATGTTGTCGCCGATCCTGCAGGCGGCATGGGATACCTACACCGACGCACAGCGTTTGCAGATGATCTCCGAATCGGCCAAGCCCTACGGCCTGGTGATCGACCATGTAGGCAACGTGATCCTGCACAACGGCCCGCCCGACTGGCGCACTGATCCCTGGTCGCTCGATGCGCGTGACCGTCGCAAGCGCAACACCGATTCGATCCCGCTGCGGTACTGCGCGAACCCGATGTGCATGGAGCCATACGAGCGCATCTATCCCGCGTGCCCCTGGTGCGGCTGGGAGCCACCGCTGCCGACTGATCGCAGCAAGCCCGAGCATGTGGACGGCGACATGATCCTCTATACGCAAGAGCTTCTAGAGCAGCTGTTCGGCCAGAAGAAAAAGGTGGACGGCCCGTGCCTGATCCCCTATGGCGCTGACGCACTTGTGACCGCTTCGGTGCGCAAGAACCACGCCACCAGGCAGCAGGCCCAGGCCGAATTGCGTCAGGTGATGTCCCTATATTTACCGCCTGGACTGGACGAACGGGTGGCCCAGCGGCGGTTCTTCCATACCTTCGGAGTTGACACACTTACCGCCCAGGGTCTAGGATCAACTGACGCGAATAATTTGCGTCAACGAATCATCGACAAACTGAGGGCTGTCAAATGAAACTTTCGGACTACGCAATGCGGGTGATCGTGGCGGGAATTTTCTACACCTGTTTCCGTTTGTTCCTCGATGCGCCGAGCTGGGGCGCAATTGGTTTCGCGCTGATCCTGGCGTGCATCATCCTGCCGCTGCCGGTGCATGTTCCGAAGCTGCGCATCGTCAAGCACTGGACGACTGAGAAACTTCCGGTCGATCCGCGCATCACCGAAGGCGACATCTGGTACGACCACGATAGCGGCGACACCTGGGAATACCGCAAAGGCACTTGGGTCAAGCAGTGATGGAAACCAAACCCATCGCGCCGCCCAAGCGCCCGCAGCCGACGCCGACTGTGCCGCCGCAGCCGAAACCCGAAACGAAACCGCTCGCTCCCCCGGAGACGAAATGAGCCAGTTCAAAAGCGATGAGCGCGTAGTCACCAAGGATGGCAAGGTGCATCGAGTTCTCTGGTACACGAAATGCAAGACGCAGCTGTTCGTCAAAGCGTGCGGTTGTAAATCCGGTGACGCCTACAAAATCAAAATCGAAAACATCGTCTCGCGCGGAGAAGCACATGGAAATCGGTAGCATCGAAGGCGCGACTCGCATACTCGGTCGCGGGCAGGAAGACTACAAGGGCTTGCCGGTTCTCGATCAGAAGTACGGCGACGGACGCAGCTCTATGACAAGCGCGTGGTTTCCTTCGATGGAAGAGCTGCACAAGCTGGTGAACGGTGCGCCGATCTATCTGATGGTGATGGGCGAGCAGCATCCGCCCGTGTCAATCACCGTCGGCCCGGTGCCCGAGCTGTGAACCTGGACGGATGGGCCGCACGATGGGGCGTGAGCGCGCACGCACTTGCCGACCTTCGGATTCTCATGGGTGTAGCTGCTGGCGCAGTTGAACCCGTGATCGAGATCGAAGGTAAGGAAGGTAGCGAAGCGCGCCAGCAGTCCATCGTGCGGCTCGAAGCGCCGAAGTTTGGTATCGCGCTCACGCGCAACAACGTCGGTGCGTTGCTGGACAAACGCGGCGTGCCGATCCGCTTCGGTTTGTGGAACGAGAACCCGGCGCAGAACAAAGTGTTCAAGTCGGGCGATCTCATCGGCATCGACTCGCGACCGATCACACCGGACGAAGTAGGTAGGCCACGCGGGCGGTTCGTGCTTCGCGAGATGAAACATGAAGGGTGGGTTTACAAAGGCGACGAGCATGAAGTGGGGCAATTGAACTGCATCACCTTCGTGCTGGCAAAAGGTGGCGACGCTGCATTCTGCAACGGGCCAGGTTCTTTCAACTAGGAGACAACGATGATTTACGAAATGATCCAAGGTGCAATCAAGCTGCTGCAAAACCTGGAGCTGCGGTTCACTCCGGTGCGTAACGTGTTCAAGCCCGAAGCCGCTGTCGAAAAGCTCGACCGCCTCATGCTGGCATCGCCCGATGGCGAAGCGGCGTTCCCCAAGGCAGGCTTCGAGTTCATCGAAATGGGCGTGGCCTACTTGTGCGATCTGTCGCATGTCCTCGCGTGCCGTGCCGGATGGTGGGATGGCCGCGACGTGAATCGCCCGCTCGACTTCGGTGCCTGTATCGCGCTCATCCACAGCGAAGTCAGCGAAGCCCTCGAAGGCGGTCGCAAGGGCCTGGACGACGCGCATCTTCCGCATCGTCCCAGCGTCGAAGTCGAATTTGCCGACGCGATCATTCGCATCTGCGATACGGCTTGCGCGATGCAACTCGATCTCGGCGGCGCGATCCTCGAAAAGCTGGCGTACAACGTCACTCGTGCCGATCACAGTCGCGAAGCTCGCGCTGCAGCTGGCGGCAAAAAGCTCTAACCCCTCAACAAGCGGAGAAAAGTGTCATGGCAAAGAACCCCCTCGCGGGCGAACAGCGGCGCGCAAAGCTACTCCATGCCGGTGCGCTGCTGGCCGCTGCATATGGCGCAGTCAACGTGACCCGTCGCATGGTCGCGGCAAAGGGCGGCGTCAGCGAAGCCCTGGTGTCGTCCTACTTCGGCACGACTGCCGAAGCGCAGAAGTTGTATCGCAAGCAGCTCAAGAAACTCGGCATGTCGGAACCCGAAAAGGCGAAGATCGAGTTGCACGGCACCAAGCTGCGAGCGCACAAGAAAAACGACAAGCGCGATGCGCGTCCGCGTTCCGTGCGCGAAGTCAAGGCGATCAAGGATCGGCAGCGCGGCCCGGCTGAGAAAGCTGCGATCAAAAAGAACGTGATCCTCAAGCGGAAGATCACCATCGGCAAAGACGCCATCGTGTTGCCGCCGATGAGCAAGGCTGCAAAAAATATCGTGCCGAAGGCGGCAGCGAAGGGCGTGCGTGCAGCAAAAAAGTCCGCTGGCCAATCGGTTGTCGCTGCATCATCTGCCGCGCCGTCCGTCTCCAAACGCGCTGAACCGAGCATCCGAAAGCGCGGCAACATCGTCACGGTGAAGACGCGCAAGAGCGGCGGCGATGCACGCGATGTTTCGCCCGATCTGATTCGCGCCGTAGTCGATGGCACGAACAGCATCGCACTCGCTGGCCTGCAGTCCGAAGGCGTGAAGGTGACGGCAGCGCGTAAGCCGAAGGCCCCGCCCGCGCATCCGGTAGCCGTCGATTAAAAGCCTGGTTCCCCGTCACCTGGCTTTATGGCCCGTCTCTTTAGGCGGGCCTTTTTATTGGGCGTTGACACTAAAATCAGACGATGCTATGGTGTCAGCACATTCACAGACGGGAGTGACAGCAAATGAAAAAGCCGGTGATCGAATCCTTGCTTCAAGCGCACCTGACAATGATGCGTAACGGTATGGTGGTGAAGGGTCTGCACGACTGCCACGCCGAAGGCTTGGAAAGTATCATGCTCCACGACATACCTGGCAACCGCATTCGGATGTTCGTTGCGCGTGAGAATCACACGCTCTGGCAGAACGAGCGGCGCATCAACCTGCAGTTCTCTCTCGGCATCCACGCGCACCACTGTGATGTGCGTTTGATCGGAGCGCATGGCCCGGTCTACAACGATCTCTATGGCCTGGTTCCGCATCCGCGTGGCGACTTCCAGAAGTTTGCCTATCGCAGCGAGATCACTTCGGGCCAAAGCGGCACCATTGAACCCACTGGCGAGTTCGCTTACGCAAAACGCTTCGACCGCTGCGCCTTGCAGGACAGCTACAGCGACATGCCTGCGCACATGCTTCACACGATCTACATTCCCAAGCAACACGCTGCGGCCTGGCTCGTCGTCGAAGGCGAGGAAGACCCCGACTATAACTCCGTTTTTTGGAGCAACAACAAAGCGCCAAGCATCGGCCCGCACTTCTACACCCCGATGACGCAGCAGAATGTCTACGCCGCCATCGAGTCCGTCGTCACGCATTACGAGATCACCGGAGATGCCCCGTGATCCTTACGGCACGCCAGCTCGGTGTGTTGCGTGAACTCGCATGGCGCAAAGATCGTCCGACGCATTGCCGCTTCACGCACAACGGCAAGCCCTGGTGTTCGCCGATGGACTTCGGTGGCACGAACGGATCGCATCACAGCGAGACAGCGAAGGCGCTCGCGATGAAGGGGCTGGTGGATCGGTACAACTACCACACTGGCAGGCTCAACCACTTCACCGGCAAAGCGAAGGGCGCTTGCATGTATCGGATCAGCGATGCCGGTATCAAATACATCGAAGGTGTGAAATGAACGACAACACCAGCGACATCATCGAGAAGATCGGCATGGTGCTTGCCGCACACTCGAACCTGGCCCCCGAGTTCGGACTGCTGGCAGTGAAAGATTTTCTCGCCACGCAGAAGTACGCGCGCACCGTGACGATGCTCATGTACGCCCAGCCTTCGCAGCTCGATGGCCCCGTGTCGGCTACTATCCACCTGTACCCCGAGCCGCGCTTCCCATTCACCAAACCTGTGCGGGTGAGCTATGAACGATAAGATCAAAATTCGTGGAGAGTTCGTGCGACACCCGACATGCGGACACCTTGGCTGCGAGAACGATGAGATGGCGTTCTGGCAATCACGCATGACCAGCAACGGCGAACGCGCCGAACCCATCCAACTCACAAACATCCGTCAACTCGCAAAGGAAATTCGCAATGAAGTATTTACTGCTAGCAATGATGCTGACGCTTGCGCTGCCGGTTCCAGCGCAAGCTGATCCCAAGGGTGAAGTGTGCGGTGCGCTCGCTGCAATGGGTCGCTCGATCATGGCCGCGCGGCAAGCGGGCGTGACCATCGAGGACGCCTACGCAATCGCACCGGACGATCTGACTCGCGCGCTGGTGGTCGAAGCGTACAAGCAGAACAAGTGGTCGTCGAAAGGCTACCAGGACGAAGCTGTCGATACTTTCGGCAACGATGTGTTTCTCGCGTGCATGGCGGTGAAGCCATGAGCCTGATTGCGATTGGCGGCACATTCCTGGCCGACGTTCAAACGACGATCAAGGCGTTGGGCGATCAAAACAAAACCAGCGACTTGATCGACTTGCACCGCGAGCTTGGCATCGCACTGTTTGGTGTCGCGAATATCCCGGCAGCGCCAACGACTTTCGACCTTCCGACTGAAAACGACGGCACTTCGCGTTTGGAGTTTCCGTTCGTTGCCAAACCTGGCATGAATATACTGAGTCTGTCGGTAGGACAGCTCGCTAAGAACCTGGTCAGGGCTGGGTACCAACACCAAATGCGTAATCAGTTGAACGAACTTGCGCCGATGCTTCCGCCGATGCCGTCACCGCCGCCACACAACGGTGATTTGAAGTCATTGACGCAGGCCATCTACGAATACCGCTCGGCGAAGCATCTGCTGCGCACCGAAATCGAACGTGTCTACAAAACCCTTGAGGATGGAAAGCTATGAGCCGCGACAAAATCTCCGTCACGATCACCCCGCGTATCACGCAGGCCAATGACATCGAGCTGACGATGGTGCATCGCATCGGTGATCTCGTCACCAAGCACGAAGCGATGGTGATGCAGATGAGTGACAACGCTGTGCGTCATGCGCTTATGGTGTTGGGCTGGACGCCACCGCCGCGCGCGGGCGAGACGTTTGATCCGCACCACATCGACAAGCAGCTGCATGAGATCGGCGGCGACGGCCCGACCGCTCCGATGCTGTCGTACCAGGGCGAAGGTCGCATCCTCGTCGGTGGTGTCGTCAGCACGCAGCAGCTCGTCGCACTCGCGGCCCTGTCGGCACGGTGCGTGCAGTGACCTGGCGCTGGGTGTACGGCCTGATCCTGCTGAACGTCGCGCTGTACGCCGTGGGTTTCTCGGTGCCCCTGGCGGACGCCTGGTGGCAGCTGGTGCCCTACGGCTTCTCCCACGCGACCTGGTGGCACCTGGCGCTGAACATGGTCGGGCTGCTGACGCTCGGCCTGGCCCTAGAGCGCCGCAAGGGCGGGCCGTGGCTGGCCGCGTTCTGGTTCGCCTGCCTGGTGGGCGCTGGGGCGCTGCAGCTGGCCCTGGGCGACGGCAGGCCCGTTGTGGGGGCATCCGGCGCGGTCTTCGGCCTGCTGGTAGCCTACGCGATCCACTGGCCCGAGAAACGGGTGCTGCTGCTGGTGCTGCCGATGACTGCCCGTGCCCTGGTCTACACCTACTTGACATTCGAGATCATCTTTGCTGTGACAGGGTATGAGCCAGCCGTGGCCCATTGGTGTCACATCGGCGGCGCGCTGACCGGCGCAGTGATAATGTTCATTTCCCGAAATCGAAAACCAGCCAAATTCGTTTGACACATTTTGTTAAAAACCGCCTGGGAGACTTATGAAGAATTGTGTGCTGTGCGGATATGCTTACGGATCGCGCGAGTGTGAGTCCGCGCATTCACCTGGCCAGACGATGACAGTCGCGCGCCGCGATCACGATGAGCTGCGCGACACGCCGCCGATCCGTTCGGCAATTGACGATTTTCACGAATTGCCCTGGCCGGAGATTGTTGCTGACGCGGCGCGCGACACACCGCCGCTTAATGGCAAATCGCCGTTCGGCGTCATCATCGACGAAGACTTCAAGGTGACGCAGCTCGGCAATGGCGACTTCAATGTGGGGCGGTATAGCCATTCGGCTACCGTCAACACCGAAGTGTTCGATGAGCATCGAATCGGAATGGTCAAGAACATACAGATCGGCAACATTGCGCTGGCATTTGGTCGCGGCTGCATCCTTTGTAATGGCGAGTGCAAAGGGCACCAGCTGTGAGTCGCTACGACGCGATCATGGCACCGGCTGCGCCAACCAAGGATCACTACGATTGCAAACGCTGCGGCACGCGCGTGGTGTTCGGTCAATACATCAAGACCGTATGGGCCAAGCCGCAGCCTGATCGTTGTCCACGCTGCGGGGCGGTACATGCCGTCCTGCTTGGCGATGTGGATGTGATCTCGCCTGTCGTGTTGCCTCTAGGCGCACCAGGGCGCACGATGCCCTGGCAGCTGCCGCACACCAGGCCGATTGTCGCCGGTATGTACGAGTGCCGCTTTAGCGATTGCGAACCGACTATCCTGGTGTTGCATTGGGATGGCCGCAACTTTATTCACGATGGCAAGCGCGTTCGCACCGCGACGTTCTTGTCTTGGCGCGGGGGATGGGAATGAGTCTGCACGATGCACTAGCAGGGATGCGCTCAATCGGCCAATGGTTCATGTGGCGATTGGAGTGGGACAGCGAGGAAGCGAAGTACGCAAAGACACCGTGCGCATTAGATGGCACGGTGTTTCGCATTGACGCAGGCGATCCGAAGAACTGGCACAGTTACGAAACGGTCACTGCGCGCGTTGCAGCACTGAATGCAAGTCCCGACATGGCGCTGCGTTACGCGCTCGGGTTCTGGCTGACCGAACAGTGCGGCTACTGGTTCTTCGATCTCGATGGCGTGAGCGAAGGCGATGGTGTGCTGACGCCCGTTGCGATGGGAATGGTTGACAACTTCCGTGGTGCGCTGTGCGAATGGTCTAGCAGTCGTCGCGGCATCCACATCATCGGCAATGCGCGCTTCGAGATCGCACCGCACTCTACGCGACCCACCGCTGACCAGCGCAAGGCTGGATTCAATTGGGAGTTCTACACCAACGGGCGTGGTATTGCGTTCGGACTCGATGGGCAGGCCGAAGGCAGCGCCGACACCTATCACGATGAGATGCTTGATTCGCTGATTGCTAACTACTTCGCGCCGCGTGAGTACGCCGAAGGTAACAGCGAGCGCCGTGCGGAATGGCGTGGCCCGGAAGATGACGATGAGCTGATCCGTCGCGCGCTGAATGCAAAGCGCAGTGCCGATTCGGTCTTCGGTGGCAAGCTGTCGTTCGAGCAGTTGTGGAAAGGCGAGAACATCCCAGAGAAGGGCCACACCGAAGCGGACATGGCGCTCGCGTGCCACCTGGCATTCTGGACTGGCTGCGACGGTGATCGCATCGAACGGCTCATGTGGAAGTCGGGCCTGGTGCGCGCCAAGTGGAAGACGCACCGCACCTATCTGCGCGAGATTACCATCGACAATGCGTGCGGCATGACCAAGACGGTCTATGTCGAAGCCGAACGATCCAATGCAAAAGCACTGGCCGCTAACTACGGCAGCGTACCGGCGCTGGCCGCAAGTGGTGACGGTGTGCCGCAGCGAATTACCGATGAGCAATACAAGCAGGTGGAAGGGTTGCTCGACCTGGTGAGCCAGTGCGGCACGTTGCAAGACATGCACAACCTGGTGCTGCCCGCGATTGAAAGTGCCGGTGTGCCGCCTGCGATTGCCGAGCGCATCGTGAAAGCCGTCAACAAGAAACTGGAAATTTGGGATGCGAAGATGCCAGTGGCCAGGCTGCGCGCTCAAATCTGCCCGGCAATGGTTCGCGTCGGGCCAGGCAGTGCCGAACAACCGGAGTGGGCGAAAGCCCATTGCTTCGTTAAGGACGGCGACTTTTTCTACAACACCGAGAACGGTGCGCAACTGTCGATCACCGGGTTCCAGTTCGAGTTCTCGCGGTTCATGCCGATCAAGGACAACGGCGCGCGTGAGAATCCGATGGACTGGTTCTTCAACAAGTGGAACGGTCGCATGGTGCATCACATCGGCTACCGCCCCGACAAGGAAGCGTTCTTCACCTGGGATGGTTTCGACTACGCGAACAGCTACAGCTTGAACAGCGTGCCGGAAGCTGTTAGCAACTACACCGCTGCAGGCTACGCAGGCATCGCTGCATTCCAGCAGCACTTGTGGGATATGTGCAACCACCGCACGCCGGTCTTCAATGCGCTCATGGGCTTCCTGTCGCAAAACGTCAAACACCCTGGCAAGAAAATTCGATGGGCACCGATCATCAAGGGTGTGCATGGTGACGGCAAATCGCTGATCGCAGAAGTCATGCGTGCGGCGATGGGTTTCCGCAACGTCGGCGTCACCGGCAATCCGACACTAACCAACAATGGTGGCTTCACCGATTGGGCGGTCGGCGTTGCGCTGAACGTGATGGAAGAGATACACGTCACCGGCAAAGAACGGTACAAGCTCTACAACGCAACCAAAGAGTTCATCACCAACAACGTCGTCAGCATCAATGCGAAAGGCGGCAAGACCTACAACACGTTCAACACCACTAACCATTTGGCGTTTACGAATCAGAACGATGGTCTTCCGTTGGAGAAAACCGAACGTCGATGGATGGTGATCTTTACGCCCTGGGCGTCACTTGCCGAGCTACAGAAGTATTGCGGACTCGATGCAGCGGGGTGGGTTGCGCGAACCCAGGCCATCGACTATGCCTACAAGAACTGTGCGGGCGAGTTCCGCAATTGGCTCTTGAAGTGGGAGATCGACTCGGGCGTGAACTTCGATAGCAGTGCGCTCATCACTCCCGAGTTCTATCAGATGATGGCGACCAGCCAAGAAGATAGCGAAGCGATTGCAGCGCAGATCATCATGGACGGCGCGCATGGCGTGACCAACAACGTACTCAGCAGTGCGTGCCTGAGCAAAGTTATGAAGGTCATGTCCCTGGCTAGCGGATCGGAGCTTCCCCGCACCGCTGCGTTGAATCATATGCTCACGCGCCTGGGTTATAGCAAATACCCGAAGATGGTTAAGTGGGATGGTTCGATGCACACGATATGGGTTCGGAACGGACAGACCTATAATCCCGATGAGCTGAGGATAGAACTTAGCGGCAAAAGGATAGAAGTTCAGGGCTAAAAGGATAGAAGCTATAATTTATAAATCTATAATCACGCTCCGTAATTTATAACTTCTATCCTTTGGCCCAAAAAGGATAGAAGTAGGATAGAAGCTGAGGCATCTTCTATCCTCGCTAAGTCCTTGTTTCTTCTTGTTTTTACTACTAAAAGGATAGAAGGATAGAAGATTTGCAAGGTTCCACAGGGAGAAACAAAAATAGACAATCTCATCACCAGATTCAACAATTTTCATTTTGGCCAGGAAGCCTCACTCAGCTTCTATCCTTCTATCCCAGGAGATAATTTATGTATATTTCAGCAGGGCACAGCGAAACCGATCCGGGCGCAGTCGGCAACGGATACACCGAAGCCGATATCGTGGAAGAGATGCGCAACATCGTCTCGTTCTATCTCATGCAGATGAAGATCAAGCATGAAGTCGATGGCCGCGAGACGCAGAACTTGTCGCTGGCCGAAACCGTCAAGCTGTCGCGCAAGCACAAGGTCAGCATCGAGTTCCATTGCAACGCATCGGCCAACGCGACGGCGAGCGGTTGCGAAGTTCTTTGTGGCCCGAAAGACAACGCGCTTGCAGCAAAGATTTGCCAGGTGATCTCGGAGACGCTTGGCATCAAGAATCGCGGCGTCAAAGCGGAGAACTCGGGTCAGCACACGCGCCTGGCGTTCGTGCAAGCGGGCGGCGTGATCGTCGAACTGTTTTTCATTTCCAATAAGGATGACGTTGCGCGCTACCAGGCCAAAAAGTGGCTGCTGGGGAAGGCGTTGGCGCAGATGCTCGCTGCGGTGTAATATCCCGGCACCATCCCAGGAAGACCGCCATGAAAGGACACATGCTAGTTTGGGCGATCACGGCAGTGGCGACGATGACCCCCGACCTGACTACCGGCTACATTGGTGTCAGCGCCAAAGTTCTCGTAGCATGTGCCGCTGGTGCGTATTCGTCGTTTTCGTTCGGCGATAAAATAGAACCGCGTTCGCGGATGTTCGGCGTTTTTATTTCATCCCTAATCATGGGATCGGCGCTGACAGCAATTGTCAACGCAGCCGTAGAGCACTTTCTCAAAGTGCAGTTGTTGGACGGCACACAGGCAGGCATCGGCGCGCTCGTTGCCTGCCTTACTCGTTTCTTCCTTCCGCCAGTCATTGACGCGCTCCGCACAGGGGCGTGGATAACATGGCTTCCGTTCTTTAAACGCAACAACGATAAAAATGGAGAACAGTGATGTTGTACCTTGTCAATCTGGTATGTCTGATCCTCATTGCCGCTACCATGCTCGCGCGCGGCAATGACCTTCGCTGGAAAAAGGGCCTGCATTGGAACGCGCGCCTGATCGGATTCATCATGGCCGGGTTTGCACCATTCGGCATGGCGATATTCGACCGGCATCCGAGTATCAGCCTGACACTTTTCATGGTCGGCGTGACGCTCGTTTTCCTGACCACTCCCTACATGCCGCCGTGGTGGAAATGGATCACCAAGGGCGACGAATCGAACTACCAAGGCGAAGAGCGAAGGGGGAGCGATGGACGTACCTAATACCCTAACGCCGATCCGCTTCTACCTGGCGCTCGGCGTCACCGCCATCCTCGTCATCGCTTTCGTATGGGGCAACAGTTACTACGAAGGGTTGAAGCGAGACGCCGCGCTAGGCGAGATACGCGGCACGAAGATCGAGACGACTACCGGACTGATCGGCGACGGCCAAGCGGCTGCTACCGACAACAACAAAGTCGAAGTCGTGCTACGCGATGCTCGATCCAACTTCACCGATGAAATCAATAAGGCCAAAGCCAATGAACCGTCTACTGCTGATCGTGCTTCTCGCAATGTTCCTGTCAGCGTGCGGAACGCAGCCCGTGCGCGACGACTCGCCCGAGAGCGATCTGCAAACGCTCAAGGCGAACGTGGAGCGCGAGACGAAGCATCGGACGCTGCCGAACGGTAAAGAGTATTGCTTCGAGGATAGTGCCACCGAAGACGACCAGGACGAATGCACTGGCGACCTTGAGGACACGCTCTACGCAGCAAACCGCGCACTGGATCGAGTCAATGTCCTTGTGCAGAAAGCAGTGCAGCGTCTCACCCTGGCCCGCAATCCATGCGGTCGAATCAAAGCGTTCTTCAACCGGAGTCAGTGCAATGTTGATTAGCATCCTCATCGGCGGCGCACTTGCTGTGTGCGTTGGCTATCTCTACCGTCGCATCCGCGCGCTGGAACTCAAGGCGCAGATCGCAAACCGCAACCCGGACGACGCTGCAGCACTGGCGTTGGACAAGCATGTGCAGGAGTATCACCAATGAACGCACCCACCCTGATCGACTACAACACCTTCCTCGCCAACGCCCAGCAAAATGATGTCCGCGCGCTGGGACTGCTTTGCAACGGCGAAGTCGTCAAGACGCCCGATGCCGCCGAAGCGGACGGCTACCAGGCCATCGGTGTGCGTCTCAAGAACGCGGGGCTGTTGACGCGTTTCCGTCGTTCGCTCGAAGTCATCAACGGCCAGGACTGGCATGTCTTCGACGGGCGTGTTGATCCGGTCGCGATCACTTACGTTGCGCAATGCGCGATGGAACGAATCAAACTTTCGCGCGATCCGATCCCGTGACCAAAAATTCCGCTACAGTGGGGTAGCCCAAAAATTCCGCTACAGTGGGGTAGCCCAAAAATTCCGCTACAGTGGGGGAGCCCCCAAAAATTCCACTACAAGGGGTGACACCAAATCGGTGTCCCAGCGTCCCATGAGACGCTGAGATCGGCCGAATCGAGAATCATTCGCATTTGATACCCCAGCGCCCCGGCCTTCAACGGCGGGGCGTTTTCTTGTGCGCCAGGCTGCGCACGATGCGCCAGGCGCGGCGATCCTTACGCCTGCAGCTACTCCCCCACATGGTCGCGGCGCACTGGCGTATGCGCAACGCTTAGGCCCTTCGTATCGGTTTGCATTTGCACCTGGTCGCCGCCGACGTGGTGGGCTTCGTCAATAATCCATAGCTCGGGCGTCGGGCAGTAGCGCAACGCGCCGCCATCGCACGAAAGCACGCCATAGGGAGCCGCGCGCAATCGCTGCAGCGCGTGCCGCGTATCGCGAACGTGACCGGCTAGCAGTCGGCGCGCTTCGCGCTCGCTGACTTCCTGGGTCTGTCCTGGGGGATCGTGTCGCACCAACTCGAAATAACCGGGCATAAATTCAGCTCCAATAAAAACGCCCCGCCTAGATAACTAGGGCGGGGCGCGGGGTCGGCGGTTAGGCCGGATGGCGCGAAGGCGGGCGAGCGTTAGAGCTTGCGCACGTTCCCAGCAATGCGGCGCAATAGCAGCGCACGCTCGGGCGTGGTCGTTATCAAATTAGCCTCAAGTGTAAGCATCGCCAGGAAGGCGGCGCGCGGATCGTTCAATGCTTGCACGATGGCATCGGCGCGGGCGTTATCAATATCGGCTGAACCGTGCAAGCATATTTCAGCAATGCGCACGCCGCGACGGTCAACGATAAGCGCGCGGGCTTCGTCGCCCGGATTGTCGGGCGTGTCGGTCGCACGGATGCCAACATGCAGCGGGAAAGAGAAAAGGCCCATTCAAATATCCCCCGCGCGCGGATGCGCTGCCAGTTCGTCGCGCTTCTCGATCAATTCGGCCAACGCTTCACTAAACGAACCGCGCGCCGCGTGTATTTTGTCGCGCAACATTGCGCGAACGCTATCGGCAAGCGCGCCGACTCGCGACTGGTCGCGCCAGGCATTCGCTACCGCCGTCACTTTCGCGCGCTCGGTCTTCATCGCTTCGCGCAAGTCGTCGCATTCATCGGCGAGCTGACGTGCTTCCTGCCATCCTTCCTGATATTCGCGCTCGCGTTCGGCCATGCGTTCGGCCAGGCCGTCAGCGGCGCGGGCGGCTTCCTCTTTTGAATCAAAAAGAGGTACCGCACCGCGCGTGCAATCGAGTACGTTATAGCCGCTACCCTCGCTTTCGTGATAGCCCGCAACGTACTGACAGACGCCACCGCGCGCGGGCAGCTGCCAAACGTGCCCGGTATATTTGCTGTCTTGGAATGCGTCCGTAAACCATCCGGTGTGATTGAGTCGCACGATGTCGTGCGCATCGCCAACGTCGCGCCATGCTGCCAGGAATTCATCGGGCGCATTGGCATAATCGCCGATATCGCTATAGGTCGGCGCGTGCGCGTAATTGTTTCGTATGGCGTTGCGTGCGCGATCCTGCCACGTTGAATATGCGGCGCGCTTGTAACGTGCCAGGCGCGAAGGTGCGCCACCGGCGAGACGATCATTCGAGCGGATCATGCGCCCACTCCCCGCGAAATGATCTGAAAACGCCTGCCGGACTGCCAGGACGGCGCGACATAATCAAAGTTGCCACAGCTGGCAATTGCGCGATAGATAGGGAAGTAGCTATAAACCCAGCCATTGCGGCCTTCCTCATACAAGCCGACAAGCCTAAAGCTAGGCGCATCGCGCAATTGACGTATGACCTGCAGGTCACAGGCTAGCAATTCTTGCGCGTCCGGGGTCTGGCGTTGCGTGCCATCCTTGCGAAAAGCGAGCACAGTCAAATGCGCCATGCCCTTTATCGCTTGATCGAGCGAGACGAACGGTTTACGCGTTTCGATCAAGTAAATCAGTTCGGCCACATCATCGGCAGACGCGCTGGCATGGCCAGGATGATTAACCGCGTTTTTCATTATTTTCCGCATGGCAATCAATTCGGCCTCTGTGATATTGCCCGAGATGATGCGGTTAGCGGTTTTTCTGGCCCACTTTGTAGAAAGATTGTTGCACATGGTTTTAGCTCCAATGATTAGTAGTAATACCGTAGGCCGTCGCGATGATTGACGAACCATTTTTTAGGGATGCGTGTGCCAGGATGGCAAACTTCCTCAACATCGAACGTGGCGTAATGTGTCGCGCCGTAACCGAATCGAATTTCAGCGGGCGTAGGATCACGGTGATATGTAATCTCTTCGACGTCATCGCGAACGGGAAGACGGCCAGCGATTGCGGCTTGTGTGCGCTTGTTCATTACATGCCCTCGAAAAGTTCGGCCAGCTCGGCGAGTTTCTTAGCGCCAAACGCGGCGCGCAATTTCATCGCGATATCAATGCAGGCATCGAACATTGCCTTAGCTTTGATCGAGTCGCTATCCATTCCCATATCGGACGCCCAATCCTCGAAACCGCCCGAATCAATCGCGCTGGCGTCAAGCATGAGCGAATGCAGAACGTCCACAAC